TTACATCAGTGTCGCAGCCGCATCCACTTGCGAGATGGTGCTGGCCGAAAGTGCTTTCCCCACTGGTAATGTGAGCCTTGCTTACCGTGCCCTTAGCAGCACAGGCAATACGCTGACAGTGACTCTAAAACAAGGCACCACGACGATAATGACACGCACCCATGCACTCACTGGCACTGCTACGCTATACACCCAAGCACTGACTGCTGGCGAGGTTGCCGCGATTGTGGCTGGGCCGATTACCTGCACTTTAACGAGCAGCTAGTATGGATATACAAGTCACTTGGCTGGCGCTGGACACAGATGCGACTGTTGCTGCGCACCTTGTCACTGCTGCCAACGCAATCCAAAGCAACGCGGCGTCTGTAGCGACTATTGCACAGACGCACCTTGTCACTGCTGCCAACGCAATCCAAAGCAACGCGGTGTCAGTAGTGGCTATTGCACAGACACACCTTATCACTGCTGCCAACGCAATCCAAAGCAACGCGGTATCAGTAGTGGCTGTCGGCCAGACGCACCAGCTAAGCGCAGAAAACGGTGCCCAAAGCAACAGCACGGGCACGGCTGGCATCCAGCAGATGCACCTTGTAACTGCGGCTAGCACAGCACAGGCCAACACGGCCAGCCCGGCCAGCGTGTCGCAATCCACCATGGTGTTTGTGACTGCCCCCAATGCAGCGCAAGCCAACAGCGCCAGCACTGGGACTATCCAGCAGACGCACCTGATTCTGAGCGCCGCGGTTGCCATCGACAACATCGCGTCGAGCAGCTATGTGGTGCAAACGCACCTTGTCGACGCGGCCAACGCAAACCAAAGCAACACGACATCAACTGCAGCTATTAAGCAGACATACCTTATTAGTATATCTAATAGTATACAAAGTAATATTATAACCTCTATTACGGTATCACAAGCGTACAAACTTAGTATTACTAGTTTGTATCAAAATAATACTGCTACTACTATTAGTATTATACAAGGTCATAACCTATTAGGTACTAATAGTATACAGGCTAATAATGTATCTACTTTAGCAGTCATACAGAACCACATACTTAGTAGTACTAATGGCTACCAAAGTAATAGTTTAACTAATGGTAATATTGGTGGAGTATACCAATATACTCCATCAATAATATTATATAGCTCCTATATAAGAGAGTATATACTATTATCATTAGATAGGACAACTCTACTAGAGCGTAGTATACAAGTAAATGAGTTTATATCTCCCTCTCGAACTACCTTAGTAGATTCTCCAAGTAGAACCACAGTAGTTATCTCACCCACTAGGGCCTCTTAAATAAGGTAATAATATGGCAATTCTAGGAACAATTACAAAACAGCCAAGGGAAAAAGTAGACTTTGATATTAGCTATGCTACAGTATTAGCTAATAGATCAGATACTATGGTATCTGGTATAGTAGAAGTAGTTCCTGCAGGACTTACTTTATCTCCTGTAACTTTTGCAGGAGATACTGCAAAAGTTACAGTGTCGGCTGGTACTGATGCTACTACATATAAAGTTACAGTACTAGCTACTACTACTGCTGGCTTAATTTATGAAGATGAAGTAACTGTTATAGTGGAGGAAGCATGATTATAGAAGCTAAACCAGCAGGGCAAACTTCTCCTAAAGTGGAGAAGTTTGCCATAGAGTCTATACTTTACACTATTAACTGTAGTGCCCTACTAGAACACAATGAGGTTATTACTGGCGTATCGATACCAAGTATTTCTAGTAATATTAGTTTTAGTGATATTAGGTCTAGAAAAGGTACTACTATTGAGGTAAAAATTAGTAATACCCCTATTGGAAGTCCTTTTATAGACTTTAATGTTAAAGTACTATTTACTACTAATTTAGGTAGTAGTAAAGTAGCAATCTTTTTACTAAAAGTGCATAAGTAATGTTTACTACTACTGGAATTAAACTAGCAATTATTGCAGCTATTATGGTAGCAATTAGTGGACTGGGCTATCTAGGTTATAATAGCATTAAGCAAAAAGGGTATAGTGAAGGATACACTAAAGCAGAAACTACGTATATTACTGTTATTAAGCAGTATCAACAAGATATCGCTAATAAAGTTGATGTACTAGAAGAAAACTCTAGTACATTAATTGCTTTACAACAAGTTAATGATGCTAAGCTACTCAATAATATCTCTAAAATTATAACTAACTCTAAGGGAAAACCCTTAGTAATTTATAAGAATGGTGTTTGTCAACCAAATCAAGTATTTGTTGAGACTCTAAATAACATTAATAAGCAAGTAAATAAAGGAATAAGATGAAGTATTTATATATTTTATTACTTTCCCTATTTTTACAGGGATGTTGGTGGAACACTAACCCGGACATAGTTATCCCAAGGGATAGCGTCGTCAAGCTAGATAAAGAGGTACTAACTTCTTGTCCGGCACTAAAGGAAGATATGTTAATTACTTCTTTTGATGAAGTACTATTAGCTTATAGTGATATTGCTACTAAATACGGTATTTGTGCCAATAAACAAAATACTAGCATAAAGCTATTAAAAGAGTTTGCTAATATTAAATGAAACACTATACTTCTCAATGCTTATTTTATGCCCTTAATAAAATCCATACTGAAGGTGGATACATTAAGTATGGCAAGTCTACTCATTGGTGTATTCCTCATGTTCTACATGAGTCTGTCGATAAAGTAACTACCCACTTTAGGCCTGATTCTAATTTAAAGGCCCCTTGGTACGCCCTAGTAGGGTTTCATGGGCAGGTTTATATAGAAGATACAGACATTCGTAAGCCTATATCCCTACCCGGATTATTCTTTGGTACCTTGGCACTACTGTTTCTAGGTAGTATTTGGGCAGCCCTAACTATATTTAATAAACTTTTTTCAAGGGGACCCTATGGGAAAATTTCTAAGACCTAGAAACTACTTACTAGTTGGAGGAACAATACTAGTATTCTTATTCATGTGGTGGAGCGACCCTAACGACGGAGCACTAACAGCTACTTTAGCGGCACAATTAGCTACACCTATTATTGCAGTATGGTTTGCGCATTTAGCACGTAAAGCACTATTTGACTATACCGATATGGGTGACCTATACCGTAAGTCTAAAGAAACTGCACTAGGGGCCGCAATCTCCTTCTTAGCAATGTGTATGGTAATCTTTGCATTACTAGGTTTATTTGGAAGACAGGTACAAGCGCAAGATGTTACTACGTATATTCCAGAACAAGCTAAGATCCACCTACCTACGTTAAAGGAGGAGCAGCGTACTTTTTGGGTGTCCCACCCAAAGCTTGGTACCTAGCGGGCCAGATTGAGAAAGAAAGCTGTATAAGTCTAAAACACTCTAGATGCTGGAATTCCCGTAGTGAATTTAAAAGTGCTAGGGAACAAGGTGTAGGATTAGGACAACTAACAAGAGCCTTTAGAATTGATGGATCAATCCGTTTCGATGCCCTTCAAGAGTTAAAAGATAAGCACCCTATGCTACTAAAAGATTTAAATTGGACTACTATTAAAGATAAACCTGAACTACAAATTAGAGCAGTAGTTCTAAAAATGTTAGATAATTATAAATATTATGCAAGGTACACTGATATAGATAATGCTATTATTTTTGGGATGGAAGCGTATAACGGAGGTATAGGCGGATTAAATAATGAACGTAGAGCTTGTAAAATATCTGGTAAGTGTAATCCACAATATTGGTTTAATAACGTAGAAAACTTTTGTTTAAAGAGTAAGGCTGCTCTTTATGGTAATAGATCTGCCTGCGATATCTCTAGAAATTACCCTAGAGATATTATTTACACTAGAAGTAATAAATACTCAAAATTCTGGTTAGTAAAAAACTAATTTGACTAATACTGCTTTTAATGTTAAAATATATTTTTAACACCAAAGGTTCTTCTCTATGTCTTCTTATTCTATAAAGCCAGATTTTCCACCAGAACTATTATATGAACTATTTATTCTACAAGATAATGGTGATTTAATCCGTAAAACCTCCAGAGGTGGTAAAGCTAAGGGCAGTATTGCCGGGTATATACGTACTGATGGATATACTTATATTAGGGTTAAAAATAGACAATATTTAGGGCACTTACTAAATTGGTATTACTATTATAGAGAATGGCCTAAGGAACAACTAGATCATATAAACGGTATTAAATATGATAATAGGATAGAAAATTTAAGAGATGTATCTCAATCATTAAATCAACAAAACCAAAAACAGGCTCCTATTACTAATAAGTCTTCAGGACTTTTAGGAGTATCTAAAAATGGAAGTAAATGGCAGGCTAGAATAACCATTCCTGGTGGTACTCGAAAATCTTTAGGAGGATTTAATACTCCAGAAGAGGCTGCCGAAGCGTATAAGATAGCTAAAAGGAAATACTTTCCTGACTCTTATATAGAGGTATAGGTTACTTTAAATAAGGATAATCAATGGCAAGAAACTCAGGTAAAACTCAACGCAACTTCCCAGCAAAATGCGATAATAAGAAACCAGTTGCGACACAGGAAGAAAAATCTTATGCAAGGCGTAAAGCAGACTATAACTACACTGTAAAAGAAGTCGAACCGCTTAATTTTATTCAGGGGGAATACCTAGAAGCAATTAAGAATAATGATATTATATTTGGAGTAGGGTCTGCAGGTACAGGTAAAACCTATATCGCAGCAGCTTATGCAGCTAATGAGCTTTTCCATAAAAGAGTTAATAAGGTTATACTTACACGACCCAACGTTGAGACAGGTAGAGGTTTAGGTTTCCTTCCAGGTACACTAGAAGAGAAATACGCCCCATACCTAGCACCTTTCGAGTCTATTTTTACTAAAATTCTTGGAAAAGGGTTTTATGAATATGCACTTAAGAGTAAGGATATTGAACCTATTCCATTAGGCTTTTTACGGGGTACAACATTTGAGGACTGTATTGTTCTAATTGACGAATGTCAACAAATGGAAGCTACAGAGTTTAAGATGATGCTGTCTCGTATCGGTAAGAATTGTAAGATGATTTTTAGCGGAGATAGCGAACAGTCGGATATTGAGTACTCGGGTCTAGAAGATGCAATTAATCGCCTTCGGGGTATTAAAGGCATAGAGACGATAGAATTTTTAGATGAAGATATTGTTCGTAGTACTATGTGTAAAGCCGTTATTATGGCGTATCGTCAATGAGTGCTACTAATGGTACTGGATACCAGATAGAGGTGTATAGCAACGAAAAAGGTTGGAAAATGGAGTATAGTGGGTATACTACGCTTGAAGATGCGGAAGCAGTAATGAGTATACTACCTTTTGATTATAAAACCCGCAGAGTTTATGAGTCTTTAGAAGGATATTAAATAAAAAAGCCCCTAAGCTGTTGAAGCTTAGGGGCTTTTTTATTTAGAAGCTAACTTCACAAGCACCACCGGCACAAGCTAGTTCTGCTGCTAAGTCAACACTACTTCCATCTTCTTCAAATACTTTGCTAATGTCAATTCCTTTTAGTAAAGGTAACATAGCATTATACTGTTCTTTTGTAATATCCTCAAAAGGTAGTTGAGGATATGCTTCAGCTCCAAAGAAAGGTAATACAGAGATACCGTTATAGTGTGCTCTATTTTCCCACATCCAGATTGCTAATTCTTCCCACTCATCAGGTTTAACACTAATGGTACAGCTAACGTTATGCTGATTAGTACCACTTGTATGCCCATTTGCAACCCACTTGATAGATACGTTTTTAACACGCTCTAGTAGGCTCATCATAGACTCATTCCGTGTGACAGCACCTTCCGGGGCTTTCTGAGGAAAGCTAAGTACTACTTGATTAGGCTTTGTAACATCCTGCTCTACTAGACCAGGAGCTGCTTTCATCATATACTGAGCTAAAGCTTCATCCTTACCAGCACGCATTCTGCGTATATAGTAGGGAGCATGCCATGCGTGGATTCCACTACTAGTACCTAATACTAGACTTGTAGTTCCAGCAGGCTTAACACAAGTACTTCTAGCAGCAGTATTAATACCTAACTTAGCAGCAATCTCAATGTTAGTATCTACTACACATTGAGAAGCCCACCCCATATCTAGTAGTGCCACTGTACCACTAGCTATACCTGTCATTGAGACACCTAATAGTGCTTCTTTCTCACAAGCCAAGCGCCATTTAGGATTTAGATAGTGGAAGTCCGTATACCCTGCCTGAAGTGTACCGATAAATGAAGCTGCACTAGCCGCTTCATTGAACTCACGTTGCGTATGAATAGCACCTGCATTGATTTCGGTCAAATTACACATCTGATAAGGTCGTAGTGCAATCTCACAACAGTTACCTGTAATACAGTGAGATATTTGAAAGCAGTGAGTAGTATCAAACACACTAACGTCCCATACATCTTCGTATAGATCAGTAGCTTCTACAGACAATACCTCTACATAATCTTTTGGTTTGGTTTTTATACTACAATCATATGCATCAAGCTGTGCTTGTTTTGCTATATTACTTAAGCTAAAACATTTACGGAAATGGGATATGGAAGTAGCATCTGATATCCTTAAATCATACCTATGATACACCTTACTATATCCTTTAATAGATGTAGTGCTGGATATAATAGTGCTTCTAATACCATAAAATCCTAAAATTTCTGCTACATCTTCTAACAGACCCTTTCTACTAGAGGTCAAAGTAATCCTGCGTTTACCTTTTTCTACATGCCCATCAGATGAAAATATACCGTCAATAAACCCTTTACGTGTAGCCTCAGTAGCTTTAGTAAATATTACTGAAGGTATTGACTGTTTAGTAAAATCAAATTCAAATCTATCAATAATTTCATCTAATACTTTATTACATGTATTTACTTCATAGGTACCGTTATTTCTAATGTTTAGCTTAGCATTAACTCCTATTTCACTAAAGAAGCGTTCAATCTTTTCCTTAAGTTCAGGTTCAGCTTTAGACACTACTAGACCTGTTTGTCTAGCTCCTGTGTCCCCCCGTTCCGTAATCCAACCATCACCTAATAGCATTCCAATAAAAAACCCTTCTGCCGCAGTACCTACATAACCATCAAATAAACTAGTTTCCTTAATAATTGGCAATCTATTTTTAGGTTGCAAATCGGGGGTGCGTACTTTGATAATTTTACCATTTACTACTACTGGCCACTCATGCTCTGCTGTAGCAAAATAGCTTTTACCTGTACTAAGTTTTAGCTCATATAGCTTTTTTCCTTTACCGGATAGCCAGCATTTTGCTTTAGAGATCTCTCCTGTAAGGTTTTTTACATAAAATTCTTTATCTTGCAGTCGCTCAATAGGTAAAATACCTTCCGTAGTTAGTACTTTAGTTCCTTTACGTAAAGATGGGTTGGTACCCCAGTCTTTATTGTTAGTCCAATATATACCAGGTTCACCACAGCCAGAATCTTCAATACGATTCATTAGTTCATAGAACTGAACTTCAGATACCGCGCCTCGTAGTAAAACAGCACTATTATTAGCTCTTGCCCGAGCAGGATGATCTTTCCACCATTCGCCACTTTTACAGGTAAGCATTGCTTCATCATCTAGATCAAATAGACTAATCATAGCAGCTCGTCGAATTCCCCCCGCCAGAACAGCGTCTGCAATGATACAAGCCATATCGTGTACTTCAATTGGTTCTAGTTTACGGCCAACTGCACTACGTAGTAGTTCAGTAAGCTGAGTAACACAGATACGTAATGGTTCAGGTCCGGGAGCTTGCCCTCCGGTAGTAATTAACTCAGCGCCTTTTTCACGAATATCCCGGTAATCAAAGATTGGTAAAGTACCAGCATTAAAAAAAGCCTTGCAAACTACTTTAACTGCATCACTCCACCCAACAATAGAATCTTGAACCTGATACTTATATTCTTCGTCAGACTCAGGTGTCTTAATCTTAGGGAGTTTATCAATATGACGACGTTGTACAGAGTATCCCATACCTGTACCCCCTAAAAGTAGGAACATTAACTCGCTAAAAAACTTGGTACTTTCAGCGGGAGCGTAAGCACAGTTAAAAATCCTATTTTCTGCCATAAGAATAGGTCTACCACCAAACTGTAGCGATCGCATAGAAGGTAGTACTTTCTTAGTATATACAAACTTGTTATAGATATCATCAATATCCTTAGTCATCCAAGGATACTTTTCCTTATGCATAAGAGCATTACGCATAACAATCTCGTTCCAGTTCTCTCGCCTATTTTTAGTTTTAGTAAACCGTGCATACTTATTAAATACTGTAATATCTGATAGTGCTTTTTTATCCATTAATTCTGTCCCTTATTTACTCGTTGTCCGATTCGCTTATATAGCGAAGTTGTTAATACCTTATAACAATCTTGTAGTTTTTTAACTTCATCAGCGTCTCTACACTGATTAATAAGAAGTCTTTCAATTTCTTTTAGTGCTTCTGCAATTTTTTGCTCTGTTTCAGTCATTTAAGTATTCCTTTATTTGATACTGACCGATAGATAGACGAATACTATTAACAAAATTACCAAAATGGTACGTTAAGTCTTTAAATGCATTAATATCCTGTGTGAACGCAGGAGTACGCATTAAGGTATCTACTAGTATAACTGCATCTATCATTTTTTCTTGATCTTTATTCATCCTGTGCTTCCAAATCCACCAGTACCTCTGGCTGTATCGTCCCAAGGCTCATCAGTTTCCTCCCATGCTACAAACTTTGCTAAAACAATAGGAGAGATTACTAATTGAGCAATTCTAGTAGAATATGTGGTAATAAAATAAGGATCTTCGCCATTATTTTTTAGCAGAACTTTGATATTTCCGCGATAATCCGAATCAATAATTCCCGTTCCATTAGCGATTTGAATCCCTATTTTTCCCTGAGAACTCCTATTGAAAATAAAGCCGACAAAGCCTACTGGAATTTTAAGGGCTACTCCCGTATCAATCATTTTTTGATCGCCGGGATAGATAGCAACATCGCTAATGGAGAATAAATCTGCTCCTGCATCGGTAGGATGTGCCCTATAAGGAGAGGCCATAAGGTCATCAAGGTTAACTAAAATTTTTGGTTGCATGTACGGTTGAACTTTCATAAGTAGCTTTCTAGCTGTTGATCTAATACTTTAACGTTTTCTTCACCAATAGCATCTTCACAGTATGTTACTAAGTCCATTAACTGGTAATTACGAAATAGGTTATCCGCCCCAAACTCGTTAAGGGCTGTGATATACTTATATTTACCAGATAAAGGCATGTTAGCAATAATATCATAAACGGAGCCATATTGTTTAACTAAATCTAAAGCCCTTTTAGGGCCAACCCCAGGTACTCCCTTAACATTATCACCACTATCTCCCTGTAGTACCTTAATACTAATATATTCGTCTCTAGTACATTCGTAGTGTTCGTGCCAGTTATCTACTGTATATTCTTTTCTTGTAACAAAACTAAACTGAGATACACCATCATTAATAAGTAGGTTCCAGTCTCTGTCTGAAGATATTAACCATACTTGATCTAGTCCGTATTTTTTTCGCTTATTGGTAATGTATGCGGCAATATCATCTGCCTCCACTCCAGGGAATCTAACCACTGGAAAAAGTCTATCATCATCATATTTCTGTAAAATTCTCTGCATTTCGGCAAAGAACTCTTCAAATTTTGTCGCTTCTTCAGGTGTCTGATCTTCATACTTTTTCTTTCTATTAGCCTTATACTCAGGGTCTAGAGCTTTTCGGTAACTAGAAGAACCCATATCTCCAGTAATTATTAGCTTATCACACTTATATGATTTTTTAAGACTTAACACTGTACGCATATAGTCTTCAGCAAAGTTTTTAGCCCCGCTGTGAAGGTATCTAAACCCAAGGTTGAGACTATCTACTACCATTAAGCTTCTTTCCTCGTTACTATTAATTTCTTTAAATGACTTCATATAAATTGTGGTTTTTCCTGTACGATCCATTCTTCCATAAGGGAAACATAGAAGTCACCCTTACTAATGTAAATATGATCTATGTTATCTGGAATATCTCTATACGCTGCGAATATCTTACTTCTAGCAAACTTGAATAGTAATAATGGTTTTTTATTTACCTGCCTACCTTGACGCACAGCTTGCTCCCAGAACTGATGTAGCTGAGAGTTAACAGAAGTTAAAACCTTACTAGTAAGGTGGTCTTCTTCATAGTTCTTTACTTCAATTGCATAGAGATTATTTTCATTGGGGATATATAAATCACCTTTAAGGCCGTGTTTAGGGTCTAGGGCACCAGAACTAGGAACTCTTTCAAATTGTAGTCCTGTTAGCTGTCTTAGTTTATCCCTAATTATAGTTTCACCTCTAGCACCTTTTGAGTTACTAGTTACCATTATCTACTCTTTCAAAGTTCTTTTCGAACATTTCAATAGGTAGTTTACTTGTTGTATCTTTTCCAAAGCGATGAAATAGTACACACTTTAGTCCGCCTATATACTCAATACTACTAATACGTACTAAGTCACTCTTATTATTCTTATTTTGATATCTATAATTTATATGAATCATTCTATTCTCGATATATTGTTCTCTTTAATTACACTAATTTTTTCTAATAGCGGATGACTAAAACCATGAGATATTAAGAAAGTATTAAGGGACTCTTCTTCTAAAAGAACTTCAATTAACTTTTCTTTACCCTCTGCATCAAGGTTTTCCACGGTTTCATCTAGTATAAGGAGATTAGTCCTACTATTTGATAAACTTTGCATGAGTTTCCGGATAGCTAGCAGGGTAGCAATATTAACGCGAGCACGCTCACCACTAGATAAAGCGAGTATATCAATATCCCGACCATTATCAGTAATAACAACATTTAGCTTATCCGATACAACAACAAACGATAACTGGAATCTTCCGCCTGCTAAAACACTTAGGTATTCGTTAGTTAGCTCTTCTAAGTCTTTGACTAAACATTCAATCTTATAGGCTACTAGTCCCGTAGTGCTGAAGGTTTTAACTAGAATAGATAGTTTTGAAGCTTCGTCCATACGTAGAAGTAGTTCTTCACCAAGATCACCTGCTTCTTGTTGCATATCTTTCATTTGAGCCGCAATAACTTTAGCTTTAGAATTGTGTTCAATTACTACTTTATTTCTAGCACGCTGCTTTGATATTTCTGCTTCAATGCTAGATATTTCAGTTTGTAAAGACTTAATCTCTGCCTTAATAGTATCAGCATTTAGAAGCTCAGTAGGCATATCTGGGTCATACAAGCTATGATATTTTTCCCATTCTTGTACTTTACGCTCATATGCTTGCCATGCAGACTCAGCAGCAGTGGCTTCACTAATCTTAGTGTTTAACTCTCGTAGTCTGGCTTCTAGTTCTGGCTTCTTTTCCTCAAACTTGATAACTCTAGTAAACATTACTGAGTTATCCATATCCTGAGAGCAGGTAGGGCACTTAATAGTTTTAGTACTAGGCTTCTTGGATAGTAATGCACCTTCTTTAAGTTCTTGACTAATAGTACTAACTTCTAAAGTCCACTCTTTTAGATCGGAGTGTATAGGCTTTATACGAGCGGCATCAATTTCAATAGAATCTAGAATACTTTTATATGTTAGATTCTGAGAGATTTTCTTGTTAGTGGTAGTAATGTTACTAAGATCATTATTAAGTAATGTAATACGCTCTTGCTGTTTAGTGGGTGGTAGTCTTTCTGGTTCCACGTCTCTGATAGCTAAATCTTCCTTAGCATACTTAGCTAGCCAAGACTGTACTGTTAGTAGTTTAGCATTAGTAGTATCTACTTGCTTTGTACTATTACTAGCAAGTTCTTTAAATACATCCAGTGCTTTAGTATATTTACCAAGGTTAAGTAAATCGATTAGGAACTTTTTTCTTGCTGAATCCGTCGCTGTGAGGAACTCCAGCGATGAAACGCTGCTCTGGTATACGACTTGGGCAAACGTCTTACTGTCGAAGCCGAGGATATTTTCAATCTGCTTATACGTTCCAGTAGCAGTATGGGAAGAAATATCAATCCCACCACGAGTAAGCTTAACACTCCCGCTACTAGCAGTACGAGTAGTATTAACTGTATACTCAGCCCCATCGACATCAAAAATAACACTGATAGCATAGTTTTTACTTGTAGAGTACCTATTTAATACATCGGACTTCTTAATTTTCTTAGAGTTTGAGTTAAACAACCCTTCTTCTAAAATAAGTGCAATTGAACTTTTACCATGTCCATTCTTACCAACTAGTTGAGTAAGTGGTGCCTGGTCTAGATCAATTTCGTTATTCTCACCGTATGAGAATACATTAGAAAACTTTAGTTTTTTAAACTTAATCATCAATCTTATCCATATTATTATTCAATATCTGCACACAGGCTTCAATTGTATTTTCGTCTAAAGCTAGAATATATGTTAGATACTCTTTAACTTCTTCAGCTAGTGTAAGCTTAGGGTCTAAAATAAGAGCAGTATCGGAATCACGCTTAACTACTTTTTTATCAATTAGTTCATTATCTGCCATATTAGCTAATTCTGCCATATCGCCCTCAATCTCGAAGATTGTATGATGATAATCAGTCGCTTCCATAGGGTCACCTGCCTGAATGGTCTTACGTATTAGCTGGGGTAGATTTAACTTAATCCACTCATGTGTATGAGTATCTGTATCAAATAAAATAACACCTGTATCAACTACAGTACGATGAAAGCTAGTAGTTAGAGGACTACCAGGATAAAGTATATTACGCTGAGAATTTTCATAGCTATGTAGGTCTCCTGCTAGTACTGTTTTCCACCGATCAAAAATAGCTAAGTTAACCTCAGGTTTAACATGAGGGGGAATTTCGCCTCTAACGTGTGTAAATAGCAGATCTGCATGAAAGTCTATATATGCCGGATTATATTCTTTTAGTTTATTATAAGGAATTATATCAAAGGTATTATCTGGATGTGTATAATAATCGTCTATAACTGTTACTAGCTTATTTAATCTAGTAGTAACATTTTTTAAATAGGTAAAGAAAGTAGTATCTTTCTTTATAGATTCATGGTTACCAGGGTAGATAAGCGTTGGAATCCTACAAGAAGCTACTAGGTCATAGTAGACTTCTAGTTCTTCCATATTAGGTAACTTATCAAAGATATCACCGCCAATAATAAACATATCGGCGTCTTCTTGCCACGCGTGTAGTTGGTCAATAAGTTTTTTGTATCTATTCTTAGCCCACGGTACTGGTACATTCTTTTGTCCCAGCTTGATGTGAATATCACAGGTGAATAATATTTTCATTTTAGTATAAGTAAAAAAGCCGCTATGAAGAAACCTCATAGCGGCTATTTATTAACCTAGCTCGTTTACGGCTTCAGCATCGACACCTGGAGCACTAGTTGCTTCTTCTTCATCTACACCCTTTTTCAGGCGTTCTAGCAGAGATTTAATTTCTTCGTAGGTAGCACGAGGAATCTTCTCGTCGATTGAAAGAGCAGTACTAGCTACTTCGCGCTCAGCTTCTGTAAGAGCACGCTTTTTCAGCTTCAGCTGACTAAGGGTGTATTCTACGTTGAAAGCTAGTGGTCCTGTTTTAGCGCGCTTAAACACGATATCGAATCCGGTATCGAAGTCAGTAGGGTCGAGACTCAGGTCTTCTGCTGCTGAAAGAATTTGTTCAAACAGCTTCTTTTTAAGGTTAAGTACTTTAACTTTACCGTCCGTAGGGTCAATACAGTTAACTGCATATGCCCACGAACACTTTAATTCTGGGTAGAACTCTTGAACGCAGTCATGCTCTTTATTATTGAATTTCTCCGCTTCGCGGTCAAAAGCTAAGCATTCTACAGGTAACTGTTTACCATTCATACCCTTAACCCAATAAATATATCGTGGTAGAATACCCCCAACTAGACGGACAACGTTTTCTCCATCTTTATAGGCATACGCCTCATGACTTGCTTTTTGTGCTTTACCTTTTGTTTTGCTAAAATCTAGTGCCATTTGTTATTTCTCGTATTTAAAAAATATATCTGAATCTGTTATTTCTAACAGCGGATTGTGTTTTATTCCTTCCAGGTTTAAATCTGGATAGAAACTTCTTTGCAAGCCTTTATACTTATATGCTTTATACAATAAGTAATCGCGTTTTGCAGCGAGTTTTAGATACTGAATCTTGTAAAGTATGTCAGTATTTTTATCCAAAAGTAATCCTTCTGGATTTAGAAGAAAAGAGTGCCCAAATAATGACACTCTAGAGGGTGGGTATTTATCCCACTTGCTAGGTATAACCTTACCTTTATAGTGATGTTCTAGTAAGGTAAGTAATTTTGTATTATTACCTTGTGCCTGCTCCTCTAATAAATGCATATTAAAAAATAGAGTCAAAGTTCCCCCTTTTGAATATCTATTATAGCATAAACGGCAGCTAGGGTCAAGTTAAAAATTAATCATCAATTTATATCAATGCTTAACTATTACTCAATCTCCCACCCTTTACGCTGATAAAGAGCTAGACGCATTTTATTTTGACGCCTATCGCTAGGACTGGCAAAGTTCATGTCGATTACTAAAGGCTCTAGTTTACCTTCTTGCATACGCATAATACGCCCTATAATTTGTTCTAGCAGTGCATCGTTAGCGATTGGGGCCGCTAAAATAACACAGCTAAGTATGTTTACTGAGATTCCTTCTGAGAAGATTTGACGGGAGCCAGCAATGCAGCTCTTTTCACCGTCTTCGATTTGACGTTTAAGTTCGACTCTTTGTTCAAAGGTTGTTTCACCAACAATGCACACACATTCTGGACCAATTAGTTCTCCTACTTTTTGTAAAAACTCTACACGATCTGCAATGATTAGCACTTTGTGCCCTGCTACTATTTCCTGAGCTGCGATAACTGCTATTAGTTCCTGGTAGTCGGGGTCATATAATAGTTTATTTATTTTAATAGCCCAGGCGTCTCCTTCTGATAGGCCTACCCCCGTCTTAACAATACGTACCTTAGGTACCATTGTATTCTCCTGGGGCGGCTGATATAGTTTAAGACCGAAAAAATCTTTAAATAGAATATGTTTACCATCTTTGCGATTCATCGTACCTGATAAGCCTATCTTATACCTAGCATACATTCCATCTAAGAAAGTAGAGAAAGTAGTTGCAGTTACGTGATGGCAGTTTGCTACTAAGATACCGTTCGCAAAGTACGTATGGTTATCTTCTACCTCAATATTATATTTATGGTTACCAGTTAGAGTACTCTTCTTAATATTAGTAATTCTACGTAGGCAATAATGCTTGTTTAAAAAGGGACTATCAGGTAGTGGAAAGTTAAAGTCTTTTATAGATTCTCTTAAAGAATTAAGTTTATACTGTAGTTGTGGGTATTCTAGAGCTATAGGATCCTCTTCTTCATTTAATGTATGAGTGGTTGTTGTTTGTAACAATAGATCTCCAACTTCTAAAGTATCTGCTGTTACTTTTTCAATAACTCCATTATCATACGTATATATATTATGGTTAGCAGTACACTTAAAACTGCCTCCTCCTGAATGACTAATTTTTAGACAGTCAGTATGTGGGGTTTTAAAATAACGAACTACTTTCTTATAAGAGGAAACACCTGTACCAGGGTCTAGAGATAATACATGTACCGGCATTTCATTATTAACTATATTACCAAGC